TTGCCTCTAATAAGGTTGTTACTATTCCAACTGTTGCTGTTGTTGATCCAAATGAAGAAACTACAATATTGCCTGGAAGGAAGGCATTACCAACTGATAACCCTGATGTACTCGCAATAGAAACTATATTGGTTCCAATACCTGCCGCTAATAAGGTTGTTACTATTCCAACTGTTTCTGTTTCTGTTACCGAAGATCCAACAGTTGATACAACTCTAACCGTAATACTATCAGTTCCTACACCACTAGAAGTTGGGTTTAAAAGTGTATTTCCAACACCAGTAATAATTCCTTTTATAAAACCAGTGAATAATGAAGTTGTTCCATTTCCCGCAACAACACCTGAAATTGCTTGAGTTACTGCAGCACCAACTCTTACATTTTTATTAGATGTATTAATACCACTAATAATTTGATCAGCAAATCCATCAATTACACAAACTTTAATTTCATTTGCCCAAGATCCTGGGTTTTTTGCTGCCCAAAACCAAGTTGATGCAGTTGTGAAATTATTTTGATAATTTTCATAACTTTTTATTTTTAATGTCTCTCCAGTTCCAGGAGTTGTTTTACTTGCATTAGCATTATTTAAATTAGTTCCATCAACTCTTACAACACGCATTGTCCCACCATATGTGAGATAATTTGATGCAGATAACCAATACTCATAGTGGTTATCATTATCTGAAGGTTTTCCAAAAGTATCTATTAATGCTTGCTCACTATCAATAAATACAGGTTCTTCTACAGGTCCTTGTGCAAATGGACAAACAATTCCACCAGTAGTAGTAGTTACACTGTCTATACGTCCTTGCGTTAAATCAACTTCTCTAACTTTAATTCCAGGTGATACCAAACCTATAGGCATTTTAATCCCTCTGATGAATCTTCATTTCTCTATAAGATATTTATAAATTCCTCCTTTTAAACATAATCCCACATAAAAGAATTATTTCCATACTCATCTAAATTTCCATTGGAATTATTTACTCTCGTCCATCTGTCTCCAGTGTCTTTATCAATAACTTCAATATCTTCATCTAATCCATTTACAATAAAACCAAATGGTGCCATGTCTTGTTCAATTTGATTTTTTTGTTCGTCATATATTCTTTTACGAATATCATTATCTGTCATTTCTTTAAAGTATGGTTGAATTACTAACCATGCAAATATTACAAGACACATTGCTAAATCATCATTTGCTCCTTGTTCTGCTTCAAAGGAATGATTTCTTTGAATAAAAGTAGTTAGTTCCGATATGATATCATAATCATTAAATATGAGTTTGTCATCTTCGATTAAAGTTTTTAAGTTAGAACATCCAATTTTTTTTACTGTCTTGGACATTTTTATTCCAAGTTGAGATTTAGTTCCAGAAAATCCTTGTCCAACAATTTGACCTGCTCTTCCACGCATTGAACACATTAAGACATTTTCATATTCAAGATCAAAATGCAAAATATTTGCAACCTGTTCTCCAATATCGTTAATTTCAACCAAAATATATGATTGATTATAAGCCTTAGCAACATCACCTATAATGCTAGGAAAAAGCATTGGTTTAATTTGATTGTTTTTATATTTCGCAACAACTTTCCAAGGAAATTCTGTAATGTCAAAAACAATAAATGCTGAATAATCGTTTTCAGTTCCTCTAGCAACATCAACAGTTATGAAATAATTTCGATCTTCAATTGGATTTATATAAACATCTAAACCTTTATTTTTTTGTATCGGGTCTTCAAATATTAAAGACTTTAATTTGGCGCTAGAAATTAATGTATCTGATGATCCTAAGAAATCACATTCAAATTCTTGTTGAAATTGTTGTTCTGATGTATTACTAATTGTTTGTTCTTTCCAAGCAGCATCTCTTCCAGGAACTTCAGTCCAATGAACTTCAGTTGGAATATATTCATTTCTACCTCTTTCAGAATCATGCCATAAACGGTAGAAGTGATTCATACCTTTTGGCGTAGATACGATAATTACTTTAGTAGTTTTACCAGATGATATTGTTGGATATACAGAACTAAAAAAGTCATCAGCAATGTGATTTGGAATAAAAGCGAATTCGTCTAAGAAAATAATATTAAAAGACATACCTCTAACAGCTGATGCTGATGTTGATGCTGCTATAATTTTAGATCCATTTTCTAATTCTAATGATGCTTTGTTCCAAACTTGGACACCTTGTTGCATCCATTTAGGAAGATTTTCATAGGACTTTTGCAATCTCCCAAGAAGATCTTTTGCTGTTGATGCTTTATTTGCTAGAATACCAACGTTTACATTATCATTAAATACAACATAATGTAAAAGATATGAAACTACAGTTGTAGATTTTCCAGATTGTCTGGGCATCTTACAAATGTTAAATCTGTTATTATGAAAATTTTTAATTAATTTTTCTTGAAACGGGTATATAATGAAAGGAACTAATCCTTCATCTACACTAACAATTTTAATGTAATTATTAGCAAAATATACAGGGTCTTCTTTACATTTTATAAATTCTTTAACTTGATCTGGAGTAAATTGTATATTTACATTTGCTTTCTTAAGTAATGGATTACCTAAGTAAATATCATCATAAGGCATAATATTAGTTTATTAACAATTCCACTTTTTTAAGGCAAGTGCTTTTCTAGTTGGACGACCTTTCTCATCTTTCATAGGTCCATCTACTCCTCCCATACGAGCACAAAAAGATTTTCTACGATTTGCTGCTTTTGATCCTGGTTTTAGTTTTGATGGTGAAGTAGTAACTGCCATTGATAGTTTTGATCCTGGATTTTCTTTTCTATACGAAGCAATTCCTTTTGCATTCAACCCACCTTCAGGATTTTTTCCTTCTTTCCTTTGCCAAGCAGCCGCTTCATCTACAACAATAAATGGACCTGTTGGATCATTAACTGTTGGTGCATAATACTGCAGAATTGCCCCAGGGTAAATCTTTTCTATTGCTATTTGAACTTCTTGTTTTGTGGGTCTTTGTTGAGATGGGAAAAAGAATTTAATATTTAAAGTTTTTGCTCTATATGTTAGAATGATAGAATATGTTTGCCCTACACTACGAATTACTTTAGGTGATTCAGTTATTATTAAATTTTCTAATACTTCTTTTACACAATTCGGAACTAACTTGTCACCTTTCTTTTTTAATCCTTTAGCAGTATATCCTGACCAACATGCTTCAGAAGTTGTTTTTTTCTTTACACAGTTTGGATATTTTTTTCCAAACATAGTTTTCATACCTTTCTTTTCATAACCAGACCAACATGCTTCGCTTGTCACATCTAAAGATAAACTTTCTGATTTGTTTCCCCAATTTTTAGCACCTGCTTTACGACATTTAACAAGTGCTCCAGAAGCGTATGCACTAGGCCAAACATCATATCTAGATTTTACTTTATAATAACAAGCATCTTTTGTACCGCTTCCTTTACCTTTAGCATCCGACTCTTCTTTCATTTCTTTTGGTTTAATTCCTTTCTTTTTCATATTAATTGCAATTGCTGCTTGTTGCGCTAAATTCATTGCTTCATTCATTTTCTTTTTAGGTGAATCGGTGGAAACATAAGTTGGTGCTGCAGCACCTGATTTTGATTGTTGTCCTCGATCTTTTCTTTTTTTTCTTGCTGCTGCTGAACGTCTTTCTGCTTTTGTCATGCTTGCTCTTTTAGAAGAAGAAACGCATTTAGGAACTCCTTCCCCAGGTTCATCACTCGCACAAGTTCCACCAGTCACAACGTTTACCCAACCACCTTTACCATCTTTAGAACTAGAACCTTTAAACCAATTACGGAGACCTTCTTCTTTAAGTGTACAATCTTTCATACCATGCTTAGGGCACATTTTATCTTTTGGAGTATTATTACACTTTTGATGAGCACAACCGCAATCTTTTTTCATTAAATGTTTAATACCAACAAATTATTTATAATTTATTCTGCAGAAGACATTTTTTTCTCTTGTTTAATTAATTGTAAAAGATCTGCAGTGGATCCTACATACAATGCATTATTAGTAATTGATTTAGGTCCTTGATAATCATCATTAAGATCTTTCATTTTTTTATGTAAGTCTGCTAATTTATCAGTTATATCCGCTACATTTTTAATTAATTGTCCAGCAACCTCATAAGCTCTTGGATGATCTGAACTTGCAGCAACATCTAAAATTCCGTTAACTGCTTCTTGTCCTTTTTCTATTAAGGAATAAAGTTGATTTCTACTATAAGAATAATCTTTTTCTATATCTTGTGATGTTAAAATTTTTTCTACATTTAGTTCTTCAGTAGTCACTGTAGAAATTTCAAATTTTTTTACAATTTCAGTTTCTACATTCAATGCATTTTCAATCCCATTATAACTTTCCATATAAGTTAAAAATCAGTTCCTGTGGATGGACTATAAGTTTTACCACCATCATTAAAGAATGATGCTTCGGTAGTAAAACCAAAATCATCGTCTTGTTGTATTAAATCTCTATCAATATTATTAATTACATCTATGGAATCTCCCGAAGTGTGAGTTTCTAATGATGTGTCATCAATGGATCTAAACACAGTAATTGTATTACCAGATTTAGATTTAATTTGCATATTTTCATTACCAATCCTAATGTATGTATCTACAACAAGTGCAGTTGCATCACTCACATTAAATTCCGTCACTTTAGTATTAATGTCTTCTGCTAGTGTTGTAGTATTGTCATCGTTATAATCTTTAAGTGCTCTTGGAGTAACTGTATAACGAACATCTCTTTTTGCAATTTGTCTATTAGTACCACTATAAAAATCAGTTTTAACTTTTTTAATTAAAGCATCAGTATTATCAACTATTGGTCCAAATAAATTTGTTTTTGCAGTAAAATTTAAAGTATATATTAAATATCTTCTTTCTGAAAAATCACCTTCATAATTATCTGTAAAATTTATCGTGTTTAATACAACAGGAATATCTCTTTTTTCTCCAATCGATGATACTAAATCAACTGTAACATTAAATGCTGGTTGAAAAAATGGTAAAATTTGTTCTATAATTTGTAAAGCATCATCATTTAATTTTGAAATTATATTTAAATTGAAAGAAATATTATATGGAACTGGCATAAAAACCTTA